GAAAAAGATCAGTTTCCATTTTAAAAATTGCTTCTAGATCTTGATGAAGTATTTCTTTCTTTAATTCTTGCCATAACTCCAAGGTGATTTGCGCATCTTTTTCTGCATATGCGCCGACATAAATAGCAGGCAGTTTATACATTTCTGCTTTAGGATCTACTCCCCATTCTTTAGCAGCATTATACAAAGCTGATTCATCCTTTCCTTGACCTGTGTATCGTTTAGAACAATTATTTAAATCATATCTCATTTGATTTTCATCCACTACTGCGGATGCAATCATCGTATCAATAATTTTTCCTTTAATCTTTAATCCTAAAGATCTAATCCAACAAACGTCATACATGGCGTTGTGAAATATTTTGACAGAATCTGTGTTTAAAACAGATTGAAACCATTTTAAAACTAATCTTCGATCCATATTTCCTCCACCTTCATGAGCAATAGGATAATAACCACACCAATTTTTTACAGCAACAGAAATTCCTACAACAGTACCATTTTTAACTACAGAACCGGACCCCATACGCGTATTTAAATTAGGATCTTTTGTTTCTAAATCAATTGCAATTTCGTTATGTTTTGATAAATCAGGAAATTCTGTCGGAGGTGTCCATTCGGTTTGTGGTTTAAAAAGAGGTTGTTGTATCATTTATTTTTCTTCCATTTGTTGTAGCCTTTCAGCCATTCTTTTGATTTACGTTCTTCTGTTTGTCGTTTTGATTCTTGATAAGATTCTTCCAGTTCTTTTTTTTCTTTCTCAGCTTCTTCTAAGAAATCTTTAGGATAATCTCTATCGATTGCCATTTGACAGTAGTGAATTGCTTTTTCCAAATCTTTCCTTTGTCCTTTCTGCTTGTGTCTGCACAAATATTTTATAGCATTTCCTTCCGCAAAGGGCAAATTATTTTTATTAATAAATTCTGAAGGTTGAATAACCATACATTGATAATGAGATCCTCCAATTTGTTTTTTATATACATCACTCATATTCTAAACGCCTTATAAATATCTTTGGGTTCTACTATATGTAAGTGTTCCTTGGTCCTTGTTGCGCCAACATAAAATAAACGATTAACATCATCAGGAACTCTTTCATATTCTCTTAGAGTTTGTTTGCTTAAATCAGTTAATAAAATTACATTGTCTGCCTCTCCACCCTTGACCCCATGTATGGTAGATAGTAAAATACGCGGTTTTTTATTTAATTGCTCTCCATTCTGTCTCATTTTTCTGATGTAATTTACCTTTTTAGAAGGTGCATTATTAAATGCATTATACCAAACATCATCCATTATAAGTCCATATTTATTTTTACATTGCTCTAGAGAGTAAAAACTATCTTTATCTAGAAGTACTAATGATTTTTTGTTTGCATGGGATTCATCCATATAACTATAAATTCTTTTTATTCTTGTATAATCTAAAGTTTCACCTTTTCTCCAGGATTCCCACTCAGTAATGGCTTCGTATAAATCTTGTTCGTATGATTTTTTATATTTATTTTTATAATATAATCCATTTTGATAAATAGTATTTTCAAGATCATTCAGCATAGAACGAGTTCTAGTAAGAACTAACCATTCTCCTTTAGACATATCTATATGTCTAAAATCAGAATAAGTAGATAATTTTCCTTCAACAGTTTTAGGACGCCAATCTTTTGGAATTCTATTACCCACCTTATTTATGATTTTCATTGCAAATTCATGTACTTTAGCTGGAATTCTATATGATTGAGTTAACTTAATAAATTCACCCCCCAGAGTTATAAAACTATTAACATCTGCACCGGCCCATTTAAAGATAGCTTGGTCATCATCTCCCGCGATATAATTATCTGTTGATTTATCCCATATAATTTTAGCCATGTCCCATTGCATTAAAGATAAATCTTGTGCCTCATCAATAAATACTACATCAAATTTAGGACAGGTATCAGATTTAGTGAAATCTAAAATCATGTCATTAAAATCTATTAAGTTATATTCTTTTTTGTATCTCTCTAATTCATTCGATATAATTTTAAGTTTATCAAATTCTACATCCTGGGTATGTTCTTTAAGATCGTATTGTTTTTCTAAAGAAATATTTCTTAATTTTGACAATTGAATAATTCTTAAGTAATCACTTTTAGTAGAAAAAATTCCATTCATATCCACCATATTATCTTCGTAGTCCACAGGAAAACCTAATTTTTTTCCAAGATCTTCGTAGTGGCTTCTTTGCATTACATTATCTTTTTGTATTCCTAATCTTCTAAAAGCTAGTGAATGAAGTGTTCTGAAATAAGGAAGATCATCTTCGGTTAAATTAAATTTTTCCATCGCTCTATCTCTCGCCTCATACGCAGCTTTTTGAGTGAATGCAAAATATCCAATTTTATTTGGATCAGTTTTTTTTAAATACTTATCAACTAAATTTAAAAGAGTTGTTGTTTTGCCTGTACCTGGGGGACCAATTACAATTGTTTTCATTTATATCTCCTAAAAAAATTTCTCCAGAACGCAGACCGAATAATAGATACTACTGTAAAAATTAAAGCGATTCCTATACTATCTAAAATTGTTGGATATAATCCAAAAAATGGAAAAATATATAATTGAATGAGAATAGCAAGGATTAGACCCGTTCCTACATCAATAAAACTCTCAATAAAGCAACGTTTAAGCATTAAAAATTATCTTTCGGTTTAAGTTGTTTTGGTTTATAATCTTCTGCTTTTTTTTCGAAAGAATCTATAATAGTAACAGTAGGTCTACTTTTTCCTAATATAATTCTTTCTGTGGTACAGCCACAATGTTCTTTTAACATTTGACTTGTTTCTTGAAATTTAACATCCCATCTTCTTCTTTGAAGAAATCCATAAAAGAAAGAGTCGAAAAGAAAATAATGTTTTGCATTCTCTGTAAAGACACTTCCTTTTTTAATATCTTCTTTTTCAACAGTTGTGGAAGTTCTATTAGTGCAAAATTCTTCTAAATGATTTTGTAATTGATCTTTTTTAGATGTTCCTTTAGGAGGAGAAATAATTTCACGCATGCTAAGTAATTGATTTACAAGGATTTTCCAGTCTTTTAGCTTCATACTAGGTGGATATATTCCTATACCGGCAATACATGCTTCTTCAAATAAAGGTTGCTGTCTTAAATATTTAGCGCTTGGAATTTTTAATCTTTTACCATCAACATTTAAATAATAATAAGGTTCTTCTAATTGAATTTCTTGTAAGTCACTTAAGTCCGGAAACATTGCTTGAGAACCTATTCCGAATTGTCTGGTTTTACATAATTGCTTATCACAATGATTACACATAGGAACATCATTACATTTCCATCCCCAATCTTTTTTATCGTGTTGATTTTTTATGGTATCTATTTCTTTTTGTTCTAGATCTCCCTTAATATATTTTGCATGAAACCATGAAATTTTTTCTTTCCAATTGTTAGGCCATTTCTTTTTTGCATAAATTGCAAAATGAAAGAGAGCATTGTTTCTGCCAGGCTCGGATATTCCTTCTATAGATAATGTTTCTATACATGGAGGCCCGTCAGAGAATTCTGATTCGGGCCTCTCAAGTTTTATGGAACCAACATCTAGTTGTTTTACATTATTATAGATCCCATAAAATTCTTCTAAGTTTGCTGCTGTTCCATCTTCTTTAAAAGCATATCTTGTTGTATCATCTCCACTGAAGTAAGGAAGATTTAAAAAGTTTCCTGTATCTTCTTCTGATTTTAATTCTATTTGTTTTGGAAATACTTCTGCATTTCCAAATCCTAATATTGCTTTAATTTGATTTAATTTATCTCTCATTATTTTAGCTTCGATATTTTTATCTGAAAATAAAAATATATGAGCCCCTCCAGATTTAGATCGACATACTACTAGGGGTAATTTTAATAATTTAATTTTGTTTAATAATTTTTGATGATCAAATCCAGCATAACTGTCCACATCTATACATCCCCATTTACATGTGTCTTCTTCATTAATAGGTATTATTCCTAGACTCGGTTCAGTACCTTGTAAGTGCTTACGCCAAAGATCATCAGTAACTTTTTCTCTTTTGACAAAAGATTTAGTTTTTAATTTAACTCCGTTTTTAGGAACGGTGTTTATGTAGGTACATCCATGGGCTCTACTAAGCCCTCTAAATATTTCTATAAATTTTTCCATATTATCATTTAGTTAAAAGGCGGATCTACTCTCGCTTCGCCGCCTTTCGTTGCAACCATTCTCCATAGGAGAATTAGGTTAATATGGAATGTCCGTTTTAGATTCTTCAGTACCATGTTTAGCTTGAATTTCGCCTTTTGATACTCTTTCAGAAAAATTCTTAGCCATATCATAAACTGATTTATTTTTAACAGGGCCAACCTTAATATAAGTCCATCCAAACCATGTTCCTTTGTCATTAGTCATTTGAACAGTTTTTAGATTATAGATGTGACTATATGTTGGTGGAGTAAATAAGCCATTTTTTCCTTGCAGCTTAATTCCCATCATGGTTGTAAGCCATTTTCTACTCACAGATAATGATGTAGATTTCATAGAAATTAAAGCAGTTGATGGACTATCTCCCAATAAAAATACAAAGTGATTAGCAGTGGTTTCAATATAATTACCATTTGCCAATCTGTCTTTGTTAAATTTATCGCGAGTTACTTTACTCATGATATCGCTATCCGCTTTATGGATAGCTACTGGTGCTCCAGTGCTTATTCCACGGTCTTGCCATTCTACATATTGTTTAAGGTAGTGACATGGTAATACATTTATGCCTTTAGCACCGTCATAAAGTTCTTTGGTGACGCTGTTAAAAATCATACCAGGTCCTGATCCTTCAACATATTTTCCATCGTTTTTATTAACTTCAGGAGATAGAGGCATCAAAACTTTTAAGAATGGTAATGCAAGATCTTCTTGCGTTATGTTTTGAGTACCTTTGTCTGCATCAGTTTCAAATATATTGATAGCCAATGCACCTTCTTTTTTTGTGGTTACTTCTGTCGTGATTCCTTCTTTGCTCATTGTTATTGTTTCCTTTTTATTGTTGTTTTATTTCCAACAAATATGTTGAAAATTTCCGTTGGCATGTCTTTTCCTGCCTCGATACGCTCACGGACTAGCGCTTTCAGAGTCATGGGCTCAACCTTCAACTTTTGTGTTGGTTGATACCCATTACTCTTCGCAAGTTCGGCATATCCTGCCGCCTTGTTATCTTCGTTACGACCAAAAGACACGGAGATTTCATTTTTAATAATATCTCCAAGGCCATTTGTACGAAGCCAGTTATAAGCTCTATCTTTGTTTTGAGCAGAAATAGTAGCACTATAAAACGGTTTGACATCTACAGAAGACCCATCTGCTAACTTTAATTGAGATAAACCCATCTCTGCTAGCATTGTAGGAATTATTTCTCCAGATACTCTGTCAATTTCTTTTTTTCTTGTTTTTAGAGCCTCTTCCATGATCTTTAATTGATCTTCCATTGCTCTTAGTTTTAGAACTTGATCTGATAAAGTTTTAATATTAGTAGTACTTTTTATAACTTCAGTTTGATCTTGTTCCATTTGTTCAGTAAGATTATTCATATTTTTCTAACTCCTTTCTGAGTAATTGTATTTCTTTCTTACATTTTTTAAATGATCGCCATACCAAAATTTTTTTTATATAAGATAAACAAATTGTAGGCAGCATAACTAATTGTGCAAACCTAAAAGTAATAGGAGCTTCAGCAGACATTGCTTGAGTTACCCTATCACTTAATGCAATTTGTTTTTCTGTTTCTAAAAAACCATCAACCCAAGATTGGGCATCATCTAAACGTTTTTTAGTTTTATAGTAATGTCGATCTTTTAATTTATACATTTCTAATAACATTATATCAAAGAATTATGGCAACATTATGGCACATCTTTTTGATATAGGTCTATTTCAATAGAATAATATTTTCTTTCTTGTTTATCCCATTTTAAAAGGTTAAATTTACCATTGGTTATATCCGAAACTAAAGCACAGGCCACGCCAATAATGGCGGGATCTCCCGTTAATAAGAGATAATCTTTAGTTCTGTACTTTGCTAATTCTTTTCTTAATTTAAAAATAAGAGGACCTGGGGAAAATATTATTTGAGATAATTCAGTCAATAGAAATTTAAATTTTCCATAATCGGCTGCACCCATAATGTTTATTCTAGGTCTACCTTCTTTGGTACCCGGTATTTCTTGAATAACATAAACTATAGGAGGCTCGCTCTTTTTACTAATATCTTCATATCGAATAGTTTTTTCTTCTTTCATTGACAACTATTATAACATGTGATATAATGCGTGTCAAGAAAGAAGAATAAAAAATTATGAAATATAAATTTAAAACGAAGCCCTATAAGCATCAATTAGATGCTCTTGAGAAATCTTGGAATAAGGAAACCTTTGCCTATTTCATGGAAATGGGAACCGGTAAAACCAAGGTTCTTATAGACAATGCTGCTATGCTCTATGACAAGGGTAAAATTAATGGTGCCTTAATTATCGCTCCTAAAGGAGTTATTGGCACTTGGTATAATCAAGAATTACCTAATCATTTACCTACCCATATTGTTTCTAAAACTGTATTATGGCAAGCTACTATTAATCAAAAACAACAGGATAAGTTAGATACCTTATTTGAGTCTGGGGAAGATCTTCATATTTTAATTATGAATGTAGAGGCCTTTAGTAGTGAAAAAGGCACTAATTTTGCTGTTAAATTTTTAAATTGTCATAAAACTTTAATGGTTATCGATGAAAGTACTACTATTAAAAATCCTAAAGCTAAAAGAACTAAAAATATAATTAAATTGTCTAAATTTTCTAAATATAGAAGAATATTAACAGGCTCTCCTGTTACTAAAAATCCTTTAGATTTATTTTCTCAATGTGAGTTTTTGGATCCTTTTCTCTTAAATTTTGCTTCTTATTATTCTTTTAGAAATAGATATGCAGAAATGAAACAAGTTAATATAGCAGGACGAACTATTCAATTAGTTGCTGGTTTTAAAAATTTAGGAGAACTGTCGGATAGTGTAAAAAATTTCTCTTATAGAGTTCTAAAAGAAGATTGCTTAGATTTACCTCCAAAAATATTTATGAAAAGAACTATTTCTTTAACTAAAGAACAAGAAAAAATATATAATCAAATGAAAAAAGAAGCATTAGCTTATTTGAATGGTAAAGTAGTGTCAACAGTAAATGTTTTAACTCAACTAATGAGATTACAACAAATTACATGTGGACATTTTGCCGCAGATGATGGGTCTATTCAAAAAATAAAAAATAATAGGATTACTGAATTAATGGATACTCTAGAAGAAATAGAAGGCAAAGCTATCATATGGGCTCATTATCAATATGATGTTAAATGTATTATTGAAGAAATTAAAAAGGTCCATGGTCCGGGATCCGTGGTTGATTATTATGGGTTAACCCCTCAAGATCAAAGACAGAAGAATCGGGACGCTTTTCAAAATGATTCTAAAGTACGCTTTTTTGTAGGAACCCCTCAAACGGGTGGATATGGAATAACCTTGACTCAAGCGCATACGGTTATTTATTATTCTAACGGTTATGATTTAGAAAAAAGAATTCAATCGGAGGATAGAGCTCATCGTATTGGACAAACTAAACCTGTCACTTACGTCGATATTATTGCGGAGGAAACTGTTGATAATAAAATCGTCAAATCCCTCCGCAAAAAAGTAAACATCGCGTCCGAAGTAATGGGCGAAGAATTAAAAGCGTGGATTTAATCCTATAAAAAATAGGATATACACGTGAGGCGCAGAAAATTTCGAAAACTCTTATTTAACTTCGATTTTTCTCGGTTTTTTTCCTTCTGGAAGAATCTTATTTAGAGATACTTTTAGTAATCCGTCTTTTAACTCAGCACCTTTGATTTCTACCTCATTAGCGATGGTAAATACTTTAGAGAAATATCTTTTAGCAATTCCTTTATGGATTACTCCGGCCGCTGTTTCTTTAGATATATCCTTTGCGTCTTTGACAGATTTAATAGTTAATAAGTTATCTGCATAGTCAACTTTGACATCCTTCTTAGTGTAACCTGCGAGTGCAACTTCAATGTTGTAAGTTGTGTCTCCAGTTTTTACAATATTATAAAAAGGAAATGCAGCCATAGGTTTACGAAAGAATTCGTCATCGTCAAACATTCTTTCAAAATGATCGAAGATATTGTCAAACCCTACAGATACAGGTCTTAATTGATTAAAGATTGATGGTAATTTATTGAGTGTCATTTAACCTCCTTGTTTAGACAGTTAATAAAGCAAGCCTTTTTAAGCACTTACACCTATATGATATACGTTTTTAGATAAAAATCAAGGGGTTATTTTACATATCTATCGGTAGATAGACCTAGAATTGGTTTATAATTTGTCTTTCCATTATCGTCTTTAAAAGCCATCAGATATTCTTTCCTGTTACTATTTATTTCTTTCTTGTAGCTTACGTGAATCCACCCTGAGTTAGGTTGCCCGGGTTCATAATATTCTAGTATAAGTTGATCAAACATGAGGTTTTCCTTGATCCAGTCGCTGACTTCGTTGTTAGGAGTGCCAAAGATTTCAAAATCCGCCGCCTCTCCTTTACAGTGCTGCGATTTGCTTGAACTACCTATCTTTTGTGACAGGATTTCGTTGCGATATCCGCTAGAAATGGTGACTGTGTGGTTAAAATGGTCTCTAATCGGCTGTAGAACCCTCTCACAGAGCAATCTTAGGTTCTCCTGCTCATCCTCACTGGGGTTATTATCAAGGCCCATCCTTGTGGCTGTTTGGCTCTTTGTAAGCTCCGCTAAGCTAAAATTTTTAGATAATTTCATTTAAAATGTGAGTTGACTCACTAAAGTGTAGATTAAAAAAGCCATGCTAGCAATCAATGCTCCTGTGCAGGTTAATAATATTTTCTCAAGTCTTTTCACCCGTTCTTCTATCGAATGAATCTTTTTATGTGTTAATTTTTGCATAATTCTACACAATTTTTCATGCGATTCAATCTTCTGTAAAGCGTTTTGTTTAGCCATTATCCTATCCCTCTTTGTTCTCTATAATATTGTTGTTCGTCTGGAGGTAGGAAAGCCCTTTCACTTGGTTTCAACCCATCTGCCCCTACTTGACCTGATAGATAAGCTAAATTAGTATTAGCTGGTGTGCTTCCTGGAGGAGGCATTACATTAGATTGAAGATTCGTGGTCACATCTCCTTGAACATTGCTTATTTTTTCAATGGTTTCTTGTTCTTGAATTTTTTTAACGCTGAATGGATTAATAAATTGAGGAAAGGTACTTCCTTTTTTAATTCTTAATCTATAAAGTTTACGTAGTATATTATTAATAGCAAAAGCTATTTTATTATATGGATTAGGTAGCCCCATTTTTCTAGCGTTTCTATACATTCCATCTATAACATCCCTTGATGGAGTATAAGGTTCAAAGATGCCGGCTTCTAAATTTCCTAAATCTTTTCTAGATAATCTAGCTAATGATTCGTACATCTCCGCAGGTTTTATTTTTAATGTTTTTGCTGCTCTAATATCTTCCCCCATAGCCTGTTGAACTTCAAACAAAGCATTATTAGCTTTAATAAATGCATTTGTTAATTCTTCAGGATCTCTTGGTCCTTCTTTCAAAGCTACCTTATTAAATAAACTTTTAGATTTTCTACTTCCTGATGCATAGGCTGCCTGTTTAAATGTCAAACCACGTGCAACATTTACATCGACGGCTCTCATTCCAGAAATTCCTAAACCTTCATCTAATAATTCATAGCTTTGACCATTCTCATCATACTTTCCTATCTTACCCCATTTCCAATTACCATAAGGTCCTCCTCCTAGGACACTTCCTTCTTGTAGAAAAGTATCAGTAGCCGTTAAAGCATAATCTATTCTTCCTAATTGTTTTAAACTTCCAGGCATTTGAGTTTTTAATAAATGAAGAAAAGCTCTGTCAGCTTTCTCTCCTAAAGTATGCTTCTCATTCCATACTTCGTAACCTTCTCTTGTTTTGCCTACTCTCATTATAATATCTGATAAAGCTTCAGTGTACATTGATTCTGAAACAAATGGTTGAGCAATGTCTCCGAAACCTTTTAAAGCTCCCAGTAAAAAGTTATTCATAATTTCTTTGTCATCAATATTGCCTGCGGCTACTTGGTTGATGGCTCCTTGCCAAGGTTTAAGAAGTGTGTCGTAGGCATTGGCATGACTAAAATCAATATATTTAAAATCACCTCCTTCTTTTTCAAAGTCGGTAATATCTTTTCCTCTTAACGGAACAATAGTAGAATTTGCAGACCATGAAGGAACATATCTTTTTATAGCTTGTAGCTCATCTTCACTTATATTATATAGCCATTGACCCATGGACACTGCACCGGCAGGAACTGCGGCCATAGTAAAGCCCATTCCTAATAAACGTTGGTATCCAATTTTTCTTAAAGCAGGAGTTTTAATTTCATGTAAAGCTCTTTGTAATATATTAGAACTAGTTCTTAAAATTTCTGCCGGGAAAGATACAAAATTTCCTATGGGATACCTACGAAAATCTTTTACAAACTGAGAAACATAATCGTAGTTTGGTACATTGTTTCTTACAATATTTGCTGCCTCTTCATCCAAAGCATTTTTACCTAATTTTACACCCGCTGTTTGATATGCTTTAGCTAATCGTGCACGTTCAGCTAGAAAAGTACTAATCTTCCAGAAGTCATCTTCAGCAGTGTATGCATCCTGAGTCCAGTTTTTTAATTTAGAAAGGGGTTTAAACATACCACTTAACGCTCTGTCAGCAGCAATGACGGTGCCAAAATCCACATCTTTTAAAAGACTAGCCATGTCTCCTAATCTTACGTTAGTATTTACTACTCCTAGTCTAGCTAATTTTCTATATAATTCTTGATAATTGACGTCCCGTGTTCCGAGGCCCGTGGTTACTTGTAAACTTCTCCATGCTTGACTAGCTATTTTTGGAGTAATATTTACACCGGGGATAAGTCCATTAGCCACGGAGAAAGCTCCCGCACTAATAAAATTTCTTGCATGAGTAAATATAGATAGAATAGTTTTAGCCATCTGCGCGGTCGCTTTTGGAAGAAGTATTAAATTCTTATATAAATTATTATTAAAAACTCCTTCGTATTGTCTTCCTGCAGCAAATTCAAATGCATCGGCTACTTCCTTTAATGCTATTTTTCCAACCACTGGATTAGTAATATCATCTGCACGATCAAAAGATTTTATTATTCTATACATACTTTTATCCCAGCTGTCTCCGAGCTCTCTTGCTTTTGCCATAGCTTGTTCATAACTGTCGTATAAAAGAGGACGTAACCCATTTTTTGCAACATCAGGTAAACCTGTTTGCTTGTTTATGTTGTTAGCATTTTTTCCTAGTATAACCCTAGAACTTTGAGCTAACCCATGAACCAATTGATTTTTTCGAGTAGTCGCTGAAATCTGAGCCGTGGATGAAAGAATAGTTTGAATCGGATCTTCAGTTTTTCCTAAAATACCTTCCACTACTTCTCTTTCAAGAGGAGTCAGCTCAGTTAATTTAGCTTTACCAGCCATGCTTTTTGTTGAAAAAAAGTTAGGAACTCCTACCTTCATTTCTTCATTAAAGTTTTTAGGAGCTGCAGCGCTTCTTGCAATAGAATCCACAGCATCTAAAGCTTCTTGCCAAACAATAGGAGTCTTATTAATTTGAGCAATTTTCATCATTTCTCGGGCCGCCTTTTCTGCAATTTCCGTGGAGATAGGTTTAGTAAATAAAGGAATTAAGGATCTGTTTTGAAAAATCTCATAAGTATTTCCTAAATAATCTTTAAATTTATCACCAAATATTTTTTTAAATTCTTTAAAGGATTTTTTAAATTTTTTATTTAATGTCGATCCTTTTTTGATTCCTCTTCCTAAATCAGAAAACATTCCTCCCCATGCATTTCTCATGTTTTCCATTCTTTCAAAAATAGTAGCTAACTGTTCATCTTTATAGTTTATTTTATTTTTCTTAAGAAATTTTTTTGCGTTAGCTATATATGATTTATTAATTCCACCGTAACCTATTTGTTTACTAGTTGATTTAGTTAAAGGATCAAAGATTTCTCTAGTTATTTTTTCTCCAAATCTAACACTCCCATCATCCATTACTCTAGGAATTCCTGAAACCAAACCCTCATCCAATACTTTTAAAAAATCTTTCCTGTTACTTCGAGTGCTTTTATCCATCCATCTTTGAAGGAGTGGAAATAAACCATCTATATCTTTAGTTAATCCTCTTGCATATTCTTGGGCATAATTAACATCTGAATATTTTGCTCCTATAATTTCTCTTTGTGATTTAAAGAATTGTTTAGTGGTGCCTCCTTCTTTTTGAAATCTTTTAGCAAAATCAAAAAGAAATTTATCCATTTTATTATCAGCAAATCTTCTTGCTTCATTTCTTCTGGCTATTAATCCTAATGTTTTTCCTAGGCCACCAATTACTCCGGTAAATAAAGCTCCTTCTGTACCAAATTTTACTCTATTAGCTAAAGCTCTTGCGGGATCATTGTCGCCTTCTATGGTTTCATGTAGACGAGTAGGACCTCCGAGTAAATTACCAAAGGTTCCTGCCGCTTCGACATCTCCAATGAAGACTCCTTCCATAGCACCACCGGTGATAGCACCTGCGGCGAATCGAGCTGTTCTACCTTTAGCATTTAACTTAGCAAGTTTAGTGGTTGAATCTACTAATATTTTATTGTTAGCCTTATCGACTAAGCCAAAATATTTACCAGCTTTTTTAGATGTAAGTGCCGTCTGTGCAAGTTTACTTCCTACTTTAAAACCTATACCTCCAGGCACACCAATATTAACTAAGAGTTCTGTAATTTTTCCAGCAGTTGTGGCTGCGGCTTTTTCATCTAAGGTTGTAAGATCATCAAACCATTTCTCTACGGCGGCTGCTTTATTAGTATCCGCTCCAAGGTCAATGAGTGTTGCACCTAAAGAAAAGATTCCTTTAGGAATTTGAATTAAACCGGATCCAATTCCTGCTAAGATAGATTCTATTTGACTAACTTTATTTTCTTCTTCGGCTGAATTAAGAACTGATTTGCCTTGTTTTTCTAACTGGAGTTCTCTGATAGTTTTTGCCATACCCCTCCTTCATTAGTTAACACCAGGCCATCCTTGAAAACTATAACTTTTAGATAAAGTAGGATCATTATCTTTCCACCATTTAACAGCCTCATTGGTAAGAGTTTTATCTTCTTCTTTTTGTTCAATAATAGTTTTACTAGGACGATCTTTTTCAGGAAGATAAATAGTTGTATCTTCTACTTCTGTAATACCATACTGGTCAAGTCCACCTAGATCGGCTGTACCTTTATCTTGATCTTCTTTTTTTGCATATTTAAAAGGATGCCATTTATTGTTTCCTAAATAATTTAAATTTTTAGGTGGGATGAGTTTAAAATTGTCTTTATCATAAACTTTACCATCTTTAATTATATTACCAGACAGAGTTTTTCCATTACTCCAATCTCCTTCAGCAATAGTTACTACTATTCCTTGAGCTCCTTCGACCTGCTTTTTATTATCTGGTGGAGGTACTTTTTTACCATCTCCTGTACCATCTCCTGTACCATCTCCTGTTTTTACCGTTGAACCTAAAGTTGCAAAAGCTTCTTCTTTTGAATCATGGAATACAGCTTCACCTGTTCCTTCTCCTGTTTGTTTTATAGTAAACCATTGGTATTGTACAGGATCCCACCATATTTTAGCTGGGTCTAAAATAGTAACATCTATAGGTTTTAATTTACCCTTATCATCATATGTTCTGGGAGCATTCCCCATATTAACGGCACCACCTGCTGCTTCTATCTCTTTAGCTATAAGACTATTACCCGTAGATACTCCCATAGCTTCAGTCAAATCAAATCCAAATTGTCCATGACGTTTAGTTGCTTGATATGCTTGAGCGTTTTTAAGAATTTCTCTTCTTAGAGGAAGGTTTTTTAATTCTCTATTAGCTGCAGCTTCTGTTTCAGCAACTTTAATATCTGTAAAGGCTGCTAAAGCTTTATCCGTTGAAGCCATGTTAGCCATGTATTGAGCCATTTCATCTTTACCTTTTCCTTCAACCATTTTACTGTAAGGTTCTCGAGCTGTGCCTGCTGCTGTTTGAATAACATTTCCCATTGGTGGAGAAGAAGCCATGTTCAATCCCCATTCAGTTAAAAAATCCCATACGTTATAACCTTGTCTGGGAACTGCACCGTATCTTTTTTTCATTTGTTCAGATATTACATCAACTTCACCCCAGTCTACTGAACCTGCTTCTCTATATCCTTGACGACTCAACCCCGAAGTAATTCCCGCGCCGGTTGATCCACCCATTTTAAACATTGGTCTTTTTAATATTCTGCTCATTAACGTACTACAGTTCTAGGATTTTGAGGTCCCATTATATTACCCCACATACCACCCATAGTAGCACCTACACCTAATGCAGTTTGTAATGGAGTTGGGTTAGGCATTGAAGACCATTGGTATTGACCTGGGTATCCACCCATAATACCTGTTACTCCTGTGCCATAATAACCCATTCTCTCATAAGGTTCGTATGCAGCCATTCTATTTGCTTCTCTCATCGCATCATATTGAGCTTGAGTTTGAGCTTGTTGAGTGGCTCCTACTTGACCCATAGTTCCTATTTGACCTGCAACAAGTTGCGGAGTCAATGATCCAAGGCCCGATTGATATTGACCCATTCCTAATTGATTCGCATAATCCTGTTGTCTTGCTCCTTGACCCTGAGTATATCCTTGTTGAAGCAAGCCTGCCTGGATTGCTGCTCGGTTTCTATCGCTTGCTGATTGATATTCACCGAGTTGTACGCCTGTTCTGCCTGCACCCAATGCGCCGATTCTTGATGCAGCATCCATAATTCCTTGTTGTCCTTTTTGTGCCTGTATATCATATTCAGCTAGTGTCGCATCAATAACTGATTGTTGGTAAGGAGACATATAAGAAGCAATTGATCCTGCTCCTGTGCCTGCTCCTGTTCCAGTCAACGCTGCCGCAGCTGCGCCATAATCCTGCGCCCCCATCATATCGGTTGGTAAACCTGCGTAAGCTCCTTGGCCCGTTATATAAGGCTCATAGCCCCCTAAACCTTGCTGTGCTAAAGTGACCGCATCTTGTTGTAGTTGATGTTGTGGTGCAACTTTAGGGGCAAATTGTGCTGTTGCTAAAGGTTTTTTTGTTAAATCGGTTAAACCTTTGGCATAGTCTTTACCTAAAGATTCTATAAATGGTGCTGGGAGTGTTCTTGTTTCTTGTACGGCCATTATACTACCTCACTTAATCGTTCTGATACTTCAAACATATCTCGTGCTCCTTCTAATCCTTGAGATTCTTCGGATATACTACCACCTTGTTCTAAATTTGTCATTACATTTTCCATAACTTCTGCTCCTCTATCTACGTCTCCACCGCCAGCATTTCTAACTGCATCGGCTGTGAATACAAATTCATTTCTACTTAATCGTGCCGGAACATCGTCGGCTTTTTCTTTTCCACCTATGGGAACAAAGCCACCTTCGTTTCTATAATCTTTTTCCATACCACCTAGATCCATGAGCCCACCTTCTTGAGCTGCTACTCTTCCACCACCTGCTAATTGATAATAATTAGGATAAGGGAAAAGTACATTGTCGGTTGCAAAAGGAGTTACTCCTTGACCTGCTCTAATATCAGCAATCATTTTATCCCAATCGGATACTTCACCTTTATAATTTCTCATCACTTCATCTAGATTATCTTCACCTGGATTCTTAGCTGTGTATAAACCTGCTAGTCCAGCAGTACCTGCTATCCATGGGAAAGGACTCTTTTTAAATGATTGTCCAAGGCCGGATAGGAAATTAGTACTCCCTGAAGAGACGGGTTGATACAGAAATTCTTCTACTCCTTTTCTTGCTAAAGCTTTAGGATCTACACCTATTTTTTTATAAAGAGTTTGACCACTTTTTAATTTATCTCCTCCAAAACCTAAATTAGTTAAACTTTTTCCTATATTACCCCATCCTGTTTTTCCGAAATCACCTATTACAGTACTAGGTCTTAACCATCCTGTTCCTTTTGCAAAAGGACTAGCCCATGATCCACCTGC